GAAAAATCGGTGAACATTTGCAAGGTCACCAATTGATTTGACATTGATTTGTCCACCGTATTTTGTTTTTGTTTTCTTATCCGTTCCAATTGAGACGATGCCAGAATTACAGGTATTTATATCACTTTTGAATTTCATTAGGAATCACCTTCAGGAACAAATTTTTCTAACTGAACTTTCTTTCTGCACTCTAAAATGTCACTTATATAGTTAGTACGAAACTGTTCAGAAACATTGTTCCATTTATAAACAATGTAATTAATCAAAAGTTCTCTTGATCGAATATCATTTTCAAAATCAATCTCATCACTGCCAAGCATATCGCAGATTGTTGCAATGCTATTTTTAATAATTTCTTCTAACTTGCTATTTGTTTCTGATTCTTCCCATGTGATATTGCAAGCCAGCTTTGCAGCTGGCTTGACAGTATCAACATTTCTTTTTAGATATTCTCTATCCATTTAGCAATTAGGCAGCAGGTAGCTGTTTAACTGTTAAATATAGTGGTGCTAAACCAGAAATATCAAGTAGCAATGCGCATGTATTATCTTCTGCAATACCTGTGCCAAGTAAGCGAATCTTGTATGTGCGGAAATCTTCTAAGAACTTGTACTCGTCAGAAGTTAAGATTTCTCCATCCTTATTTCTTGTTGCAAGTTCGAAAATATAAGACTTTTCAACGAAGAGAACTGCCTTTCCTTCTGCTACTGCTGCAGATTGGAATACTTCAGTAGCGAATGGGAATACATCACTAACATATGCACCGGATGCGGTTAATACAGTTGTTGAAGGCATAACCTTTTGGAAGTAATCTGTTGGGTTAACAACTAAAATCACCTTTGTGATTACGCGTGATTCGCCTGATTCGGTCTTTGACATCTTAGCAATTAATTCGCCATATGTCTTTGGATCAAAGGACTTAACAACAACAGGTGTTTTTTCAGGATATCCAGTAGTTGTGCTGAAGCTTACACCCTCATGGATATCACGAATTAAACCGACTGGTTGTTTAACGCCAGTACCATTAATTACACCATCTTCAATTCCAAGTGCTAAAGCTTCTTCTAAGCATTGACGAACATATGCATCTAACCATGTTGGTCCTAGTTCGATGTAATCCTGAGATAAAAGTAAGAATGCTGTTAATTTAGCCGCAACTAAATCGGCAACTGCTAAATCACCTTTGATTTCTGTCTTGATTTCATCCGTAATTTCTCCCCAAACAGCCTTCGCTAACTTTCCTTTTCTCTTTAAAATCTTAGTAATTGCTCCGACAACTGTTGGATTGATTGCATTGATTAATGGGTGGTCCTTCTTAACAGATTCAAGTACACGCTCTACAACTGTAACAGGTAAAGCAGGCCCTGCATTAGTTGCATTTAATACCTTATTATTACGCACACTTTCAATTAAAGAATTGTAGAACTTTGTTTCTTCTGAAGTTAACGCATGGATTCCGCGTCTGTCTAAAATTGATTGATCCTGTGTTTCTTGATACTGTTCAAAATCTGCACGAATATTATTCTGGATTTCTTCCATCCATCCCTTCAGTGCATCCTGTACTTGTGTCTCGTCACCGTCCTTCATAGATGCGAGAAGTGCGTTAACTCTTTCGTTGTATGTTGCTGTAGTTTTAATCATCTAAAAATCCTCTCTTTCTTTTTTTATTTGATGATTGCATTTAAAAAAGTGCCTAACATCGTTTTTTGTTCCGGCACTTCATTTGTTGCTTGAATGTGTAGTCCATCTTCATCAAGATGTACTACAATTTGTTCTTGGTTTTCATTTTTGTTTAACGGTTGCTTTTGAACCAAAGAATCAAAAATCAATTTTCTTGCAGAATTCATAACATTTTCGGATTCTGGAACATTTCCAATTTCTGAAGCGAATCCTTTTTCGAGTGCTTCTTCTGGAGTAATCCACGTTTCATCATCCATCATTTTCTTAACTTCATCTATTGTGATGTTGACATGTTCCATATATGTCTTGATAATCTGTTCATTGATTTTTTCTAAATCATCCGCTTCTTTTCGCAATTGTTCAGCATTGCCAACTGTATAGGTAAGCGCATTATGAATCATCAACAAGCTTGAGTTATTAATGATTCTTTCAGTTCCTGCCATGAAAATCATCGATGCAGCCGAACATGCAAATCCATCAATCATCGTTGTTACATGCTTTCCACACGTTTTCAAAGTGTTATAGATTGCGAGACCTTCTGCAACTTCACCACCGTATGAATTAATGCGAATGTTAATGTTAGAAATATTTTCAGGTAATGCCTTAATTGCCTGAACCATCCCAACTGCTGATGTATCACCATCTGTCCATGGCCATGATGTGATATCGCCATAAATACAAATTTCTGCCGTTTGGCCAGTTGTTACTAAATCATAATATTTTTTCATTCATTTACACCTTTCGAAATGTCATCTGCGTTTGCATAGTTTTTGGTCATGTAATATTCATTCGCCCAATCTTCATTTATCTTGGCATCTCCAAGCTTTTCTCGAACATCATTTGGACTATAAGCGCCAGAGCCAACAAGCCCACTAATATTCGCAGATAGTTTCAATATATCTTGGACCTTGATTGTGCTTGTATCAATTTCAATTCGATCTCCTTTAATATATTCATCATAAGAAATCGTCTTTCTATTCAACTCTTGTTCTATTACTTTTGCATGTGGAGCAATAACTAGAGTTATCATTTCATCAAACACTTGATCAGAGTTCGTTATATTGCCATAGAAAATGGATTGTGGAATCTTGAATATCTGTGCAACGGTATCGAATATATCTTTTCTTAAATTACGAATATCATCAGAATTTTGTGACGAACCCTTTGCGAAATCTGTAATTGATGTCCCTTTATATTTCGGCATTACAGCATTAGGTGATGTCATAAATGACTTCATACTTTCCTTTAGTTGTTCTTTAAACTTCTTCTCATCATCGGCGCTTCCAGTCTTTACAGCCTCAAATTCAAGAAGAAGCTTCATGCCATTCTTATTCTTATATGTTTCTAAAGCAAATTTCATCAACTCTCCATATTCAGAATACATAATTTCAACATATCTCTTTAATTCGATATTTTCGAAATTAAAGTGAAAAATATCACCTTCTAAATAATTCTTGTTTAGCGTTAAACTATCAATCACAATTCCATTGTACTTGTTTTCTTTCATTGGATATTTTTTTATCACATAACTATCTGCTACTTGATAATTCATAAATCCATTTCTTTCATACGGAATTACAATTGCTCCATTTTCGCACTCATAAGAATTTCTTATAACCTTTTGCCAAAACTCTGCAGCGGTCATATTTGCATTTGGTGATAAGTTCATTGCATATGTAAATTCATTTGGCGCTTCTTTGCCTTTGACATATCGTTTAATCTTGCATCTGCTTAATAAATCCGCAATCGTTGACATTGCGATATGTAGCGCAAGTTCTTTCATGCCAAGACCGTCTCGCAATTCCTCTGATTTTATCGCTAATTCTAAAATAGAATAACCGTTATTTTTTCGACCTAAAAAATCAAACAGTCCCATTTCTCCCTCTCCTTTCTAAAACGTCCAAACTTCAGGAATAACAGTTGACTGTCTGCTATCCACTAATTTATCAGCACATGTCATCGAATGAACATATGCCATAAAGAGGTCGTTCTTACGACTTCGACGTTCTATTTTGTCATATTTGTAATTTCCATTTGCAGCTGGTATCAATTTTGTGTTGTTGATTGACCATCTAAAACACGGATCATCACCAGCGCATAACTGGTGATTTACAAATATTGAATTAATCGGTTGAATTGCCAGCATGATGTCGCTTGGTCTAACCAACTTCACCAACTCTTTATCACTCGCATTAAATCCGGCATGTTCAAACGCTTCTCTTAATGTACTCCATCTGTAACTATCCACCGCCAGCATTACAATGTTGAATTTAAACGAAAGCGCCCAATCAACAATTAATTCTGGATAGATTTCAACATCATCAATCACTGTCAAGCAATCATTCATTTCAAATGTTTTTATAGCATCTTGATTAATATGGTCCCAATCTCCTGACTTTCTACATAGCCAAGCATGTTTCACTGTGTAATATTTATTTTTTTCAAAGTCTCTAAATGTAAAACACGCGCCTGCCATATCAGTGGTCTTTGTAAAGTCCACGCCCAAAATGCAAGGCATCTTCCGAAGTTCTTCCAGTGGTGGAAGCTCTTGATTTGTAGCTTGAATGTTTTCCCAGGATGTAACTGGGTCTTCTTTCTTTTCAACTGGCAGATTCATACGTAATGACATGAACGAAGAATTTGTAACAGGGTCCTTTTTATACTCTGCATACTCCTTTTCAATTTCATCCTTTAAACTTTTAAAGTAATCAATTGATGGGTTTGCCTTGATCCAGTTTTTAGAATCATGAACTTCTTCTTTTTCGTCCAAACAGAAAATAAAAAATAATGTTCCGTTATCAAAAACGCTATTAAACAAGATTTCATCTGCATCATTCAAATACTTATCAAGCGGTCCGCCACGCTTATCTCCGTTTGTCGAAGTCATCAAGCTTCTTGGGTCAGATCGTGCATTGCCATCCATATCAAATTTTTGTTTACCTAATCCAGTTCTAAACACTCTGATATTTCCCCAGCTATCAAACTCTTCAATCTCATCCAGATATACCATGCCAGATCGTAAACCTTGTTTTGATTTTGGACTATTTGTTCTATAGCGTAGAACAGATTTTGTTGTTTTATTTACAATTCGCTCTTTTGTCCACGTCCATTTATCTTGGTAAATTTCAGGATGTGAATCCATCATTTCAAAAATATCATTGAATGATGTTTTAGCTTGGTCTTCTGCGGTAGCACACGTATCGATGTCATATCTTACTATTCCATTTACCGGTGTCATCAGGCAAAAGAACTCAAAGGATGCATATCCGTTTTTCCCATTACCACGTCCAAGGTATAAATATAAATCTGGCCATCGAAGGCTTTCGTCCGAAATTTTTCTGACACAGTTGTGCAAAACAAAAGCACATTTTTCCCACGGCATCAATTTAAATGGGAAAAGAATTTCAAACGACATATAATTTTCAACTTCATCAAGTCGAATATAGATTTCCCCTTTTGCAAATTCTCTTTCCACTAATGAGACCAGTGCTTTAATGTGCTTATTTGTTCTTATTTTCTTTTGCTTAATGGCTTTGAAATAATCCCAGATTTCAGGACACTTTTTTATGTCTTTACATAAGTGCGATTGCTTTGTCTTTTGCAGTTGGCTTTTTCTTGGCATCTTTCTTACGTAACAGCTGCGCTCTTGCAAGTACTGTCAATCCTAATTGTTTCTCATATTCCAAAGCATCAGAAATCAACACATGTCTTTCTCTTACTAAAGAAATTCGAAGATTATCTTCTTTAGTCTTATTGATTTTTTTAGTTAACTTATCTCTTTCCGCAATCAATTCAACATATAGTTGTAAATAGATATCATCACTTGGCCACCAAAGACCATTTTCAATCAACACATTTTTAAAAAAAGCATACATCGTTTTAGGGTTCGTAATATCGTCAATTTGATTAGCAGGAAGCACCAACGCTTCATCTTCTGATTTTGCAATTTCCTTCTTTGTTCGATGATTCGTCGCTTTTTTTTGCTTTTTAATTGCGACTGGCTCTTTTAACATACATGCATGCTCCTTTCTTGTGAAAATTCTCATATAATGTGCGAAAAATCTAACCTGTGCAGATTCTCCCCCGTTGTAAGCCCTCTCTTTTGAGAATGGCATACGGGAGAGTGGGGGGGTATTTACCATCGTTCTTGCGTTATTTTTTCGTTTTCTTTGTAATTAAATCTCTTATGTATCTTATTGTGACAATCAAAACATAAAGGCATAAGGTTTTGTTTCTCTACTCCGTCAACATCAATGAAGGTCTTGCTTAAAGCAAGTTCCGGACGATTGTGTACATAGTTAATATGATGTACTGTCTCTGCTTTTCTTATCTTCCCTTCAGCTTTACAAAGTTGACACTCATTGTGATTTTCAGTTAACACTTCATCTTTTAAATCACACCATGCTTTTGATTTATAAAATCTATACAGCCTATTGTCTTTTTCTAATTGCCTAATATATTCAGCAAGTTTGTAATCTTCCATCTCATATTCCTTTAATAAATGGGCAGTTGCACATAAAGGAGTCGAATTCAAATGAAAATCTACTTAATACCCACGTTTTATAAAAAAAGAACAGACCTGCCCACGCATCTGTTCTTTTTCTACACTAGCATATTAGCACATATAAAACGGACATTGGCGGACACTAGCGGACACTTTCAAAATATCTATAGAATTTTTTTCTGCAACTATCAGAATCCGATGTTGAATAAATCTTTCTTGCTGTTTCTTTCCAACTTAGGCCGTTCATGAAATGCCATCTAATAATGATTTGGATTTCCGGATTGTCTATCGTATCAACCCAATCAAGAATCCGTTTCATCTGAACCGCTATCTCATTAACCTTCTCTTCCAGTTCACGATTTAATCTCTCAATCTTATAGAAAGCCTGCCGCGTCGGATCACCAGGAACATTTGACTTCGTCCCTATTTGAGATAACTGCGGAGAAGAAATCGGAACATACATCTGTCTAATCTGTTCTTGAATTGCCTGTGCTTGCATTTGGAGATATCTATAGTTTTTAAGTTCTTCGATTGTAATCATGTTTCTCCCTTCTCGCTAATTTCTTTTCTACAAACTCCAACTTATTTTCAAGAACAAACAATTGAAATGTATTAACTTCTGCAAACTCATGTCTTCGATGTGCATCCTTTACTCTTGCGATTTCTTTTTCCAAATCGTTTTTCTTTCTGCGTAAAATCGCAAGTTCAATATCTTCTTTTCTAGTCATCATCTACTCCTGAAATTTTTGAAGCAAGCATAATGAATACTCCATAAAACACTCCAAGTACAAATGATATTAATGCTATTACTGACATATTGATTCATCCTCCGGCATGCAGAACATAGCTGTATCATTCCAATAGCTATCACTGATTAAATCGTTCATAACTTCTTGTGCTACCGCTTTGTCTGAATATCTCCCCAACAAGCGATCATCATTGTCTATTGTTGCACGTACCTCATATTGAAGCTTATTGTCTATTTTTTTGTCGATAACATAAAGCTTCTTAATGTTTGGATTGTAATAAATTGTGTCTTTATTTTGTGTTTGAATCGAATACATTTTTATCTCCTTTTTCTATTGTCTTGTGAGTGTAACAGAATCAGAGCTATGTAACGCTCACTTCAAAGCCTTATTTTTTTAATAACGCTTATCTGTATTGAGTTTTCTTGATTTCCTGTTTTTTTGACAGTTACAAAAATCGAATGTAACACTCACACGTATTTTTCTATTGTTTTTGATACATGCAAGAATGTAGGAATCTATCCCCATTTTTCTGTGTGATTGATAGATTCTCTCACTTCTTGAATGTCTGAAGGTTCCAGCATTATGTAGAGCATTGTTTCTGCGGCGCTCTCGTGCATCAGTAATTTCTGCGTTGTAAGTAAATCGTGTGTGCTGTCCCAGTACCATCTTCCATACGATTTTCTAAGACTATGACACGCCACTGGATATTTGATCCCAGCTTCATCAGCAAGTTGTTTAATTATTCTCCATGCCTGCTGTCTTGTTATCGGATAGCCTTTTAAGCCCTGCCTTGATTCAAAGATATATCCGTTAGGTTGGATTGCGTATCGTTCAATATACTCACTTACAATAGCGTATATGTTTTGATTCATTGTGAACTGTTGGACTTTACCTGTTTTCATTTCTTTGCAGGTGTATTGTCCACCTGCAATATCTCTAGGTGTTAATTCAATAAGAGTTTCAATTCTATTTCCTGTATTAACGCCTAAGATCAGCAGAATGTAGTTGCGATACCATACACGATACTTCCATGATTCAGGAGCGTGCTTATCACGATGATTAAGGCAGCATCTAACTATTTCATCGAAATCACTCTTGATAAACGGTTTAACAATTTCTCTACCGTGTTTATCATCAGTTTTGCGTAAATAGCCTTTTGTGCGTTGCAAACGTCTAAGCTGTCTCATCAACGTACTCAACTCCTAATTCTTCTAACTCCTTTATGTATCCATTTAATTCAGAGTTAAATTTATCTAAAACTATTTGAGCTAAATCTTCATCAATTTCGTAAAAACGGTTGTTAATTCTTACGTGAGTTTCATATATTCCGTCTTCTTTTGAACGGTTAAGAATTGCAGATTCTTTTTTTAAATAGTTTATTTTATCAAGTATCGTTTCTACTTTTTCCATATCACTAGATTTCATCATTCTTCGTTCCACTATTCCTTTCTGCTATTAGTTGTTTCAAAACATTTAGATCATATCCACTTTCAATGAATTTAATTGCAATTGTTTTATTGCATCCATGTCCAAGATATGTGTAGATGTATGCAATTTCATCATCATTGAATTTAGTTCCTAATGCTTCATTAAAAGCAGATATATGTTTTTGTTGCCATTCGATATTACGTTTAGAAGTTTTATATGGTTCTGTTTTATAACATCTACTTACAGCTGATATAAATCTCCGTTTCAGCTCAATATCACTTTCTATTTTTCCTAAAGAAAACCAAAGCTTATTTTTTTCATCAAGATATATTAAAAATCCGCCGTACACATAGTATTCGATACGACTACGTGGAAACGCTAACATTATTTTTATCAGAAAATATTTTATTGAATCATTCATTATCTTCACCACCTAAATCCATTTTCGACGAACTCTCCCAACATAACCCACGCTCGTATAAATGTTGCTATGATGCATGCACAGATGAATAATCCTACGCAGCAGCAGAATACAACAAATACTATGATTGCTATTGTTCCAATTATTAAATTAATATTTTCCATTATTTGTTCTCCATAAACTGAATAGATACCGCTTGGGCTTCTATAACATCACCTTCTTCTGTTTCGATAATTGCAACTGGATAAGCAAGCACTCCACCATCATCTCCACCTATCATTAACGAAGGCCCCATTATAATGCTTCTTTGAAAAAACCCATGGAATGTACATACTGTTTTTTTAAATATACATTTCCTATTTTTGTTATTGATTTCCATATTCTTCACTCCAATCTATAATTTTTTAAAACAATTTATTTTCAGGCAAATAATTCATCCACAGAACTTCTGTTTTTCTATTAGATGATTCTGCTAGAGTATCTTTTGTTTCTTTATGCCAACCATCCAGAATTGAATCATATAAATCATTTTCGTATCCTGAAATCATAATTTTTGCAGGATGTTTTTTGATTTCTTTTAATAAATTCATATGCTGTTCATCTGTCATCTCATGATGATACATGTTGCCTTTTCTTGTACTTAGCAAGTAAGGTGGATCAAGATATATAAACACATCAGATGTATCATATCTTCTTATCAATTCCAGTGCGTCAAGGTGTTCTATCTGCACGCCTTTTAAACGTTCATATGCAGCTTGTAAAATATACGGATAATTGCTCCAACTTTTTGCTGGGTTTGGAGATGTTCCACATTGACCACTTCTAAATCCATTTTTATATCGGTTTCCAGCACCAATCGACATGTAACACTTAATCGCAAATCTTCTCGCCCTTTCAACATTGTCTATTCCTTCAGGATCGCTCCACGCATATTCATATTCATCTCTGCTGTATGCTGTAAGTTCAATTGTTTTAATCAATCTATCTGGATTATCACGTAGTGTTTTAAAAAAATTAAATACATCTCCATTTAAATCGTTTATTGTTTCAATATGTGCCTTTTGTTTCTTATTGAAGAAAATTGCTCCACCACCGAAGAATGGTTCAAGATAAACTTCATGCGGTGGAATGAAACTGCATATCCAATCAGCAATTCTGTTTTTCGCACCAGGATATTTGATTACAACACTCATTACTCACTCCGTTCTATTTGTGCTTTACTTACTATCTTCATAAAATCTTCGTAGCTATAATCTTGAAGATATGTTTTCAAAATGTTGTATTGATTGATGTTTGCTTCGATTTGCACTTGATAATTGTGTTCTGCAATATGAAGCATATCTATCAATTCATCTTTTGACTTTCGCTTTAGTGCTGTGTCGCTTGGAAATACAGTTCCTAAGCACCCTAACTTTTTAAGCATTTGGATCACCCCACATTCGTTTGAACGCCAGCTTAGAGCCATATTCAAAGTTGAACTTATCATCTACAGAGCATTTTGCGTTAGCATGTCTAATACATTTCCCGTCGACGTAGTAAGCAGCTGTGATACGGTTTCCTTTCTTAACAATTCGAATTTCTTCTTTAGTTTCCGTCAATTCACGAAGTGTTCTCATCATGTTTTTCATACCATAGATAAATGCATCAACAATGTCATATCTCTTTTCCATTTACATCACCTGCGTTTTCTTTCTAAAAACCATCCATATTGTTTTTGCCTGTTTTCCACTCCTGTTTCCGAACAGTGGATATGCACCGATTACTTTGATGATTTCCGATACCGGTATCTGATATTCATTCCATTTAAATATCAGCGTCCCACGGTTCGATAATACGCGCATACATTCGGCAAAACCGTCGCGAATAATATCTTTCCAATTAGTAGGGAGCTTTCCATATTTCTTTGCCATCCATGCATTACTTCCGATTTGTTTTAAATGTGGTGGATCAAAAACAACGAGATCGAATAATTCATTTTCAAATGGTAAATCTGTAAAATCAGCAACCACATCCGGAACAATCGTAAGTCTTCTTTCTATTTTTCCGTTTTTACTTTTATAAATAATTTCATTATCGACCGTTCTACAATCCACATACAAAGTGTCCTTATGGTTTTTATCGAACCAGATCATCCTGCTCCCACAGGTCGCATCGAGTATCATTTATTCTTCACTCCAATCCAGTGTCTGGCCGCATGAACAACAATACAGTTGTCCCTCTATCACAACTTCATTCCTACTCCCTAATTTTCGTAACTCACCTTTACAGTTTGGACAGTTTCCCTGCCGAACTACCGGTGTACTTTGATTGATAGGTTTATTTGGCGTTGCCTTATCAACAAGTTCCTGTAACGCTTTTCTTGCAATCTCTCTTTTGGCGTCTAACTCATCCCTATATGTTTTATCGTCAACTGTTTCATCAAACATTTGTAACGATACAGCCAGATAATCTAATGCTTCTTGATATCTATTCATTTAGCAACTCCTTAATGATCTTCTTCATAAGTTCTTCCTTTTCTCTTATTTAATTTTTTATAAAATCAAACTCTGCTGTACATCTTTTAACATTTTCTGTTTTGCCTGCTTGTAATAATCTTTCTTGATTTCAAAGCCGTAACAAGATCTATTTATTTCCGCACATGCTCTCAATGTTGACCCACTACCAGCACATGGATCTATCACGACATCTCCCTCATCTGTAAATATTTCTATTAGTTGCTTTAATAACTGTACTGGCTTCTGTGTAGGATGTATTTTCGGTGTTTGTGTATCTCTTTCCCACTTAAACCAGTTGAAGATCATGCGATTGTGATTATTGAATTTCGGTAATTTATCACGATATAAAACAACCGCATATTCTGTTGCTCCAACGATCTTCATATTTGCTTTTAACACTTGCCCCGAATAATTTTTGATAAACACAAGCGGATAATGTTTCATAAATCCATACTTTTTCCCATACTCAATAATTTGTTGCATTTGTTCAAAGGCACAGAACACGATCATTGCTGGTGCTTTTCCGACTTCTTTCGGCTCTTTAATTAGCATTTTTGAGCAAAAGTGCATGTATTCAGGAATTCTGAAATAACCATCAGTATCAAAGAATGCTGATTTTGCTTTCTTGCTTTCACCGTTCTTGTTATCGCCGTCCACATACCATTGGGGACTGCTTGCGTATGCATTTTCAGCAAGGTTATACGGAATATCGGCAATAACCAATTGCGCCTTTGGGATTTGATAGCGTTTATAGTTTTGAAAACTATCATTAAATAACTCTATCTTCTGCTGTTTAATCATTTTCTCTTCCTTCCTGCTGCAACCTGAGCACCCTTTCAATCAGTTCCTTTGATGGCGGTTTTCCTTCCGGCAATGTACCTTCTTCCTGTTGGCGGATATATTCCGGCGTTGTAATCTTTACATACGATTGTGGTTTCAGAGTATATACTCGTTCTGCACGTGCAATCCAAGAATTGATGAACCTCATGATTCCATTCTTGGTCTTTCGCTTTGTAGGATTAGTTTTAAGCCATTGGCTCATTTTTAAAATTTGATCACGTACATTCACATCTGGATAAGCATCAACGAATGCTTTTAAATGAGTCTTGGATATGTGAAATCGAGAACCATCTTTCAGAATTAAAGGTGGTAAATCCATTACAGGTTCGGATGCGAACGAAGTTTGCTCCGAACAAGTATTTATATATTCTTTTTCTTCTTTATTTCTTATTATTCTTATATTGTCCGCACTTTGTTCCGCAGTTTGATACGCACCTTGTTCCGCACTTTGGTGCGCATTTAGTTCCGCAAGGGTTTCGCCAATATCTTGAAATTTGTCGTAATTTACTATGCTTATGTGCGTATATTTGTTTGTAGATTTTAATGTAATCATCTTTTCATTTTCAAATATTTTTAGCCACTTGCGGATTGTGTTATCTGATTTAATGCCGGTTACGAGCATCAGATTATTAATTGATGTGATCAATTCACCTCTCTTTACTTTTCGCCCTTTAAAGTAACCATCGGTCCAATTTGCTAAAAGCAATACATGCATCCATATCGTGAATGCATAGTAGCAATCGTGATAGCGCCATTCCAATATCTGGCGGTCTATCTTAATAAAACCTTGTTTCATATATGTCCTTTGCCACACTTACATATCCATGCATTTCCTGTGACATACCCTTTCTTTTTTTGGTCTAACGAAGCTACGATATTTTTGCAATACCTCTCGTTAGACGTCTTTCTTCTCGCTGTTTTACTAATAATTCAGCATATGAATAATTCTTACGTTTCATTGTATTAACACACATCTTCGCATCATGGATGCACATCTGAGTTCTCGGCTGTGCCTGCTCAATTTGTGACTGTTTCTTTTTCATGATTTATATCTCCTATTTCAAAATTTAGCGATGCTTGTTTCTGATAAAATTTGCAATTCAAGCTCCCATTCTTTGTTTCAATTACTCTGAAGCCCGCTTTAATCGGTGGGCAACTCTGCGTTTCAGCATTCCAGCGTACGCATTGTTTACAATCAAATCCCTGTCTAATCATGATGATCACTCATTTCTTTAACTTTTCTCTGAAATGCATCTATTTTTGATAACTCAAATTGCAGTGCAGCTTCAGCTTGATCATCATTAAGAATCATCACCCCTTCAGTGCTTACCTTTTTGGTTGGCAATCCTTTTAATCTGCGAAGCTTATCTCTGATTAACTCGTTCATAAATCAATACCAACCATAAATAAAAACACTCTTGCAAAAATGAATCCATACATTCCAATTAGTGCTATTTTTTCGAGTGCATTAATTACGTTCTTCCTTATTTTCATATTGAACTCTCCATTTCTAATTTGTTATAATGAGAGTGACATTTAAAGCATGTCACTAACTAGCGCTCTTACTTTCGACGGACGGAGCGTTTTTATTTTGTTCAGGATACATATTCATTAATTCTCTTAATGAGTATCCCATTAATCGTGCTACTGTTTTTGTCCTGACTTTGTACGAAAACATGTAATTGATGCCCAATTCTTTCTTATCGATTTCCTGTGCGGCATCGAATAATATGTTTAAATCTTTTCTTTTATACCCTGAAATTCTGCCAACATCTGTTTTCTTCAGATATGGCATTCTAACCAGTTCTGAATTTGCATGTAATCGCATCTAATCACTCCTTTCTTTATAAGTTCCCTTTTTATTTGATATAATTCGAATAAAGAGGTGAAATTTATGAAACTAAATCATGATTGTGTACGTGCATGTATGCTCTATTTAGAAGAGGAACTTGGTGTGAACTCACGAATAAACCTTGTAGGTGTACATCTAAAAGGCTATTCCGACGATGATGTACTTTATTCATTTATCAAATTAAGTGAAGCAGGCTTCATCAATGGAAAGCCACAGGCTTCAGGTAATAATCCAGCATATGTTTTCATAACTACTTCAATCACATATGAAGGTCATAAATTTATTGACTCTGTTCGAGACGATAAAGTTTGGTCTGCTACAAAGAAAATTTCTTCAAAGGTTGCAAGCGTTTCAATCGATATACTGACTACCATTGCAACTAATGTGTTGACTAAAATGCTTATTGGATAATCATTCTAAGAAACACCAATCATCCGCCTTTAGATCATCTATCGATGGAGTCCACATGCCTGGACTCTCTTTTGTTTTTGAATCGGCGATATAGATATAATCCTCTATCAAGAAGAGTACGAATTCTTCGTTTCCGTTTTTCTTTCTAAAAAAGCATCTATTACTGATATTCTCGTTTTCAATCAAATCAAATAACCGCATTAATTAATCTCCGTCTTCATTCAATAGTTCTTCCATCGGAACGTTTAAATAATTAGCAACACGTCTTACGGAAATTGCACTTGGATTAGATTTATCCCATTTGCTGATTGCACCATTTGAAAAATTTAGTTTTTTTTCAAGTTGCGAAATAGAAATATTTTTTTCTGTACATAACCTTTTTATATTTTGATAAATCATTTTAACCACCTTTCTAAAAGGTTAGAAAATAATCAGTAATATATTGACCTAACGCAGAAAATATTCTAATATTTATTTGCGATATATATTTAAAATTTCTGGTGAAGGCCTCATTTTTGAAAGTGCTGATTATTTTCTACACCCTACATTTTCATTATATAGATTATTTTCTAAATATCAATAGCCTTCGCTGAAATTTTTCTACATTTTTGCAAAGGAGTTGTTATGACATTATTTGAAAGGATTAAAGAACTATGTAATGAGAGGCAAATATCAATGCGCTCATTAGAAAAAAATTGTAATTTATCTAACGGGTCAATCATAAAATGGAAGAATTCAATACCAAGTGCAGAATCGTTGCAAAGAATAGCTGATTACTTCGGTGTAAGAGTTGATTGGCTGCAAGGAACATCCGAATATAAAACTGATGATGAATTATTTTTAAGTTATTCAGAAAACAATTTAGCAATAACTGATGCGATCCCTTTAATTCAATATGGAGCAGATTGGGAAGATAAAATAAAAAAAGGGTCCCTTATCCCTATACGTGGATTCAGTCGTGCTGGCATTCCTAATTTAGCGATTGAAGATATAAATTATGATGACCCTAGTGAATGGGAAGAAATTGATCCAAAGTTAGCAAAAACAGGTACATTTTTAGCGCTTCGCATCAAAGGTGATTCAATGCAGCCAGATTTAAACGAGAATGATATCGTTATCGTTAAAAGCCAATCAGATGCTAATAACGGTGATATCGTTATTGCAAAAGTTAATGGCGATGAAGCTTGCTGCAAAAAGTTATTCAAGAATAATGATGGCATTATTCTTCATTCATTAAACCCTGCATATCCACCAATGTTTTTTAGTCAGTCCGACATCCAGGATAAACCTGTGGCAATTATAGGAAAAGTAATAGAACTAAGACGAAAGTTCTAAAGGAGAAATTATGGAATACAACGTATACTGTGATGAAAGCTGCCATCTGGAGCATGACAATTTTCCTAATATGGTAATTGGAGGAATATATCTTGATAAGAATAAGAAGAAAGAAATTAATCAACGAATTTCTGAAATTAAAAAGTCGTATGGTATTAATAAAAATGTTGAAATAAAATGGTCAAAGTTAAGCCCAGCACGTTTAGATTTGTATATTGATTTAATAAACTACTTTTTTGATGATGACGACATTAATTTTAGATGTATTATCGCCGATAAAACAAAACTAGATCATGTAAAATATAATCAAACACACGATGAATGGTATTACAAAATTTACTGGGAAATGATGAAAGGAATTTTGTCTCCTATTGATTCATACAATTTTTATGTTGATATAAAAGATACTCGTTCTTATGACAAAACACAGCAATTGCTATGTATATTATGTAATTCACAATATGATTTTAAGCGTAGCATAATTAAGAAAATCCAGCCTATTCGGTCTGAAGAAGTTCAAGTAATGCAACTTGTAGATATTCTTATTGGTGCTGTTAAGAGTGCAAATAGCATTGACACTATTGGTAGTTCAGCAAAAAAAGAAGTCATTGAGTTAGTAAAAAAGAGATCTGGATATACACTCACAGTCAGTACGTTACTTTCAGAGAAGAAGTTTAACATCTTCAAATGGAGACCAAATTATTATGCACAATAATTGTTACTGGTTGCCACCAACAATTCCACAAAATCGTGGGGAATTAACATCTTCTTATTTAGATCGCTTATACGATATATTTAATGCAGACTTCAACTTAACAAAGCCACAATTTCTAGGGAAAGATGTCATTTACGTAACAAACCCTAAAATAGGTAAATGGGAGCAATCTTTCTATCACATAACCACCTTTGATGACCATAATACAAATTTTCAAAATAGAGTAATCGATTATGCTCGTGCAGAAAGAATCGCATGGATTCGTAAAGTTATAGAAAATTATCAATGCAAAGATGGATGCTGCAATGGTCTAAAAATTTATAAAGTAAAAAATAGAATACACATTCTATTTGAAAAAGAGAGCTATATTGTTGTTTTAGAACAAAGAACTACTAACTATGTTCTTGTAACTGCATACAAATTCACTAAACCTCTCGAGCTTGAGAAAAAGTTAAAACAATACGAGTATTATAAAAATATACCTATATAAAAACGAAAACCGGTATTACTATACCGATCTTCGGAACTGTTTCTACTCATGGCAGATCAGCTACCTATTTTATATCACAGCAAGTTTAATTATTCAATAGATTTTCCCACATTTATATGTGGAAAACTCTAAGTTATCAACATATAAATTTTTATTATTATACTAGAAGAGTTAATAAAAATCGCAGAAAGTAGGTTTATATGTCCGTCGCAAAAGATAAGTCTACAGGGCTTTGGTATTACGTATTTAAAGTAAAAAATCCAATTACAAATAAAGTATCGTGGAAGAAGAAACGTGGCTTTGAAACGAAACGTGATGCATTACACGCCGAAGCTGATGCACAACGAATAACGCAAGACACATCTGGTGAACTAACTTTTAAGGAAATGTCAGAAAAATACATGGATAACATTGAATCATCGGATACAATGCGCCAAATCAAAAGAACACACTTTATTCAAAGATTTTCTGATTATTACGAATTACCCATCAAAAAAATAACTCCATTGCAATTAGACGCATGGAGAGCAGAACTGTCAAAAAATGATAATTATGCCTTTAGGACCAAAAATACAACTGTGCAGTATGTCAGAGCTGTATTTACCTATGCTAATAAATTTTATGGACTGCCTGCAGTTGATCATGTTCTAAAGCCCCTAAAGCGGCCCAGAGAAATCCAGGAAGAGCAACAGGTATGGACCATCAATGAGTTCAACACATTCTTAAAATTCGTAGAGATAGAAATATATAAGAAATTATTCATCTTTCTCTACTGGACCGGATGCAGGCGTGGAGAAGCCATGGCTTTGCACCACGATGATATAAACGTCGCAGAATGCACGGCAAACATCGTTAAATCAATCAAACATTTTACAAATGGAGAATTACCTACGAAAACAGGAAAGCCCCGTAAAATCAATTTAACAGGCATTGTGATGGATACGATTAAACCGTTACTAGAAACTGAAGGTGTGTACTTATTCGGCTCTGAACATTCGCTATCCATCTCAGGAATCCAGCGTGAATTTGATAGAGCCAAGAAAAAAGCAGCTACAATTAATCAAAAAGTAACAATACACGGTTTACGTCACAGCTTCGCAACCAATGCAATTAGTAACGGATGCAATATCATCGCAGTATCTAAACATCTTGGTCATAGCAAGATTGACATTACTCTAAATACGTATTCACATCTTTTAGAGCAAACAGATGCTGAAATGCTGAATATTATCGAAAAACTATCCAAAAGTTGACCAAAAGTTGACCAAAGCATAAGAAAAACCGCTATTTAAGCGGTTTATTTGGTAATGGAGCGAGTGATGAGAAAAGATAGAGGGCTGTTTTAGGTGTGACAGTCAACGCAAAAACCGCTATTTTACTGCATATTCATGCATTGTGTGAACACGATATTTTGAAAAAGTTGACCAAAAAGTTGACCAGTAAATTATTCATTTTTAATATTATCTGCAATATATTTACTAAAAATATTTATAGTAAATATATTGACATATACTATAAATAATGATAGTATATAGATGTAAAAAGAAAGGCATTAAAAATCATGACAAAGATGACGTACAAACAAGAAAAATTTATCGAAAGCCTAATCAGTAAGAAACAAGAAGAATGCCCAGAATTAATTTACGAATATTATCAGAACAAACAATTCATGACAATGCAACAGGCAAGTAACATGATCCAGTCACTACTTGAATGGGCAGATAAAACTGACGACCAATTAGAAGATAAGAAAATCAGCGCACAGGTTTATTACATTGTTTCTCACAAGAAAACTAAGAAATGGGCAGAAAAATACAACGCAATCAGAAGCGCTCTACACGTTAACTTAACAAAGGCAACAGTCTTAAATCACGAACAATTGCAGTCAATAAAGGAAATCGTTTTCTAAAGGAGGAAAATATGAAAAAGATTAATTTAATAGAAATGGTATATGAAATATTGGATAGTAGCGAAACTGCTTATTCGCTCAGTAAGAAGTCCGGAATTTCTGAACAACTAATCGGAAAATATCGCAATGGCGTTACTTCCGTCGGAAACATGACACTAGAAAATGCGCAGAAATTGATAAATATCGACTTAGCTGAACCGGAAAGAAAAGACGGCAATCGCGTGTTTGCTTCTCTTCTCGCCGCACCAGTTCTTCAGCGCTTCAACTATGACGCCGACTTTATCTGCAGCAATCGTTTATCATTAAAATGGGGCGAATATACTCCTTTCTTGGACTACTTCTTGGCGTGCTTCGACGATATGAATAATATCTCTATTATCATGCGCTTTGAAAACGAGGAAGATACAGAAACATTCGAAGAAATTGCATAGAAAAAGAACCCACCGCATTGGTGGGTTTTTGCTACTTGAAATCTTCCTCGGTGTCATTGGTTGGTTCTACTTCTGGTAGACCTGCTAGAGACGTGCCAATTGCAGAAGTAGAACAGACTAGTTTTTCGATAACTCGCTCCATAACAAATAAAACCGCTATTTAAGCGGTTTTTCTTATGTTCCGGTCAACTTTTATTTATTTTTTGCTTGGTCAATAGCATCTTGCATTGCATTTCGG